ATGGCGAGCATCCAGAAAACAGCGAAAGGCTACCGGGCACAGGTCAAAACCCTTGGCGTCAGAGACAGTCAAGTGTTTCCCACGCGGCGCGAGGCCGTCGAGTGGGGGGCCCGCCGCGAGCTCCAGATCAAGGAAGGCAAGACTAAGCACCCAGGAGAGCTCCACACGCTCCTCGAGGCGCTACGGCGCTATGCTGAGGAGGTCTCCCCCACTAAGCGCGGTGAGCGCTGGGAGGCTGTCCGCCTGGCCGCGTTTGAAAAGCCCAGCTATCGACTGCCGTTGGATCTACCCATCGTCGACGTCACGCCACAGCACATTGCAGACTTTCGAGATGTTCGCGGGGCGAAACTCAAAGACTCATCGGTGTTGCGAGAGCTCACACTCCTCTCGTCCGTTTTTGAAACGGCGCGCCTGGAGTGGGGGTGGGTCAAGCACAATCCTTGCAAGGATATTCGCAAGCCGCGCGAGGGCAAACACCGTGAGCGCGTGATTCTCTGGTGGGAGCTGCGGAAGATTTTCCGCAAGATGGGGCATCGGCCGCGCGCCCAGCGTATCGAGACGGTTAGTCAGGCCGTGGCGCTTGCGACGTTGACGGCGCTGCGTACCGGGATGCGTGCCGGCGAGCTATGCAGCTTGACCTGGTCGGCAGTGTACGAGGCGCACGCGCACCTGCCGGTAACCAAGAATGGGGAATCGCGAAACGTGCCGTTGTCTCGGCGCGCGCTCGAGCTTCTTGAGAGAGCAAAGGGGTGGGATGACGAGCGGGTGCTGGGTCTGACCACGGCCACGCTTGATGCCTTGTTCCGAAAGTACCGGGCTCGAGCGGGCCTCGAGGGCTTCACCTTCCACGATACGCGGCACACCGCGGCGACCATGTTGGCCAAGAAATTGCACATCCTGGATCTGTGCAAGATGTTTGGTTGGAAGGATCCCAAAATGGCGATGGTCTACTACAACCCGCACGCGTCGACCATCGCCGCCCTGCTTAACTAATTGAGCTTGAGATAGCGCCGGATCTCGGCGCCGGTGATGCGGCCATCCACGACGTTGATCTTGCCCTCGAGGATGCGCTTCTGCAGCGTGTTGTAGCTGATGCCCAGGCGTGCGCAGGCGTCTTTGAGGTGGTACAGCGTTAGATCCTCAAACGCGATGTGCGCGCCACGTCGAGCCGCCTCCTCGAGCAGTTCTCGGAGCTGGGCCTCATGCAGCGTGACCATTGCGGCCTCCGGTTTCATCGTTCGCGCTGGCCAGGACGCGGAACTCAATCACCCATACCCAGGGATTGGCCCTCCAGGAGTCGGCGCCGTGGAGCTGCCCCCACAGGTGTTGATATGCGCGTCTGTACCCATGGAGCCGCTCGCGGACTGTGACGTCCTGCGCGCCGGCAAGGTCTTCCCATGGGTCACATCCCTCGGCCTGCGCATCAGTTTCGCTGATGGCGATCAGCCGCTCCACGCGCACGCTGGTTACCTCCAGCATCAGGCGGCAGGCCACGCGTGGCATGTGGATGCTGGGCTTCCAGGTGGCGGCGTAGCGGCGGAGGCCACTCTCGTTCAGTTCCGCGCCGTAGATGAACTCGCCAGGCGCGCGGTGCTCAAGCGGCATGACCTGGTTGCGTGCCCAGGTCTCGCGGACCCATAGGCGGTCGCCGGGCTGACCGTAGGGGCACCGCGTTGGACCGCTCCGACTCTCCCAGCCATCGCGCGATCTGCTCTCTAGTGTGTACAGGCCTGGTGCGTAGCTGTAGACCTGGAGTCCAGTGAAGCCGAGATTCAGGCCTGCTGCCAGGTCGCGCCATTTCACGATACGCCGCGTCTGAGTCTTGGTTCCGGCCAGGATTGCGCGCACCATCGGACCTTTGAAAAGGATAGGACGTTCACGCATCGTGGGCCTCCAACGTCTGCCCCGTGATGCGCCCGGTTTCCTTGAGGGCATCGAGTTGCAGCTGGGCGTGCTCGTCGCTGATGGCGTATATGTGGCATGCATAGGTGCCGTCAGGGCTGCTGAATTCGACCGAGTAGGCGTGCCATACGCGGCCCTGGGCGTCCTTGCAGGATGTGGGGTAGGGAATATGGTCATTCATCCCGCTCTCCTTGTTCGGCCTGGGTGGCAGAAAGGGCCGCGCGGGCGTTCGATTCGACGCAGTAGAGCTGCAGCAGCTCGTCGACGACGGCGGTGTCGCCTGCGTACCAGCGCTGGCCCAGTTCGCGCAGATGGCCTTGGAGCTGGCGAAGCATCTCGGCCAAGCCGGGGGAGTCGTGTAGACCCTCGCGCGCTTGACGCAGCAGTCCCTGGTAGTCCACCCTCATGCCCGTGTGCGGCTCCGCGAGCCGGGCCAGCGCTGCATCCCCGGCGCGCTGCTGGCCGCCGTCCTTGTGCGCCTGGGAGCGTTTGAGGCCGCGGATAAGGGCGGCCCCGTTGCTGCGGAGCGTCTGGTCCATCAGCTTCGCCGCTTCCTCCAGCGCCGCATTGCGCACGTTCTCGGCGCTGGCCTGGGGCGCGGCAAGACATGCGCGCATTCTCGCCAGGGCACCGCCCTCCGATGCGTTATCCAGCGGGCGGTGCCACTCCTTCGACGAACGCCCGGTTGCGCCCATCAGAAAGATCGCCAGTTCTTGGCGCACTGCTTCCCACGTCACCGCCTCCCCGGCTACAGCGCTGGCCTGGGGCGCGGCACGATGAGCGATGTGCTTGCGCCAGATCGTGGCCGCCGCGTACAGATCACTTTGCGCCTGGGACCCCGGCGGCTGGCCGTCGGCCATTTTGTCCAGCCGCTCGGCCACGTTGTCGCCTGGGTAGTTCTTCGCCTCCCCGGCTACAGGGGCGATTGCCGGATGATGGCATTTGCCCTCGCCACGGCATTGCCCCGGTAGGTCGCACATGCGGAACGAGCAGTTGTCGAAAGGCGGCTTGAAATGCTCCGGCGCAGGCGTGTCTACAGGGGCGCTTGCCGGGGGAGCGCCGAACAGTGGCCCTTGCATGAGGCGGCCAAGCTCACTGGCGAAGTCGTGATCGATATCTGCCTCTTCGCATTGCGTGGCGTTCTCGATGCCTTCCTTCAGGTACTCCAGCACTTCAGCGCTGAGGCGAATCGGTGGTTGGTTGGGCAGCGGAACGGTGGCCAGGGCGGCGCGGTCTCGCCAGGTCGCCCAGCGCGAGCCGTTTGCGTCAATGACGTTCTGCACCTGGTGGGGTTCCAGATCATCCCGGCCGGTTATCGAGCGCGCAAACGCCGCCCGCTCATCGGCTACAGGGGCGCGCACCTGGGACAGTTCAGCGCGCAGGCGTTCGATCTCGTCGGCTGCTGCCGTGATCGCCTTGCTATCGAGCTTGTCCCATGAGTGCCGATCGGTGTAGTTTCGTGCCATGGCGCGCAACGTGTATTCCTCGGTGACTGCGGGCACCTGGTTCGCCATTGCCTCGTTCGCTGCGGCATCGGCGCGTAGCGCCTTCACTGCAATCTTGAACGTGTCGCGGCACTTCTCCGCGAGCGGCGCGGGGATGATGCGGGCTTCGCCGCCATCGGGGCAGCAGTCGCGATACTCGTCCCCGACCGGCCCTACGCTGCCGCAGCCAGGGCAATACCGCACCAGCGGCTCGGCACTGGCCTGCTTCTCTGCCAACAGTTTCGCGATCTGGTCGCACGCGCCCACGTAAGCGCTTTGCAACTTGGCGAAATCGCGCGGGCTGGCCTGGGGCGCGGCATCCCGGAACAGCGCTACCACTGAGTAGGTGCCGCCCTCGGGATTGTCGCGGTTCAAGTGGTCGACCACCTCGGTTTGCAGTTCGCTGCGGTCGCCGGACACGCAAAACTCTTCGAAGTGCGCCTTGCCGTCCGGCCCCATGATTCCGTACATGAACGGCTCCCCGGCTACAGGGGCGCTTGCCACGGGCGCGGCCACGGCTGCATCGAGCGCTGCCTGTGCTGCTTCGTATTTGTCCCCCGTATCCAGGCTGGTGCGTATGCGTCGCAGTGCCCATTCGAGGTGTGGCCGAAGGTCGGTTATAGGCGCGCGCAGCTTAGAGACTGCCGCGCGCCAGCCGTTGGCGAAGTGCCCCAGCTCGATCGCGCTCGCAGGGTCATCCGCATCCATGGCATAGCGACGTTCAAATTCTTCGTGGATCTCTTTGTCGGCCGCTTGGGTGGTGTTGTTGCTGGTGGTCATGTCAATGCTCCTGCGGTGCGTGCATGGCGGCTTGGGCGCGGGCGAGCTCCTCCGCGACTGCGGCGACGTCGTCGACCCAGGCCGGATACACCGGCTCGCCGCCGGCGTGGATTTCCGCGTGGTACTGTGCAAGCGCCTCGGCGGCGAGCGCGTTAAGCCGCTGCATGGGGCCGGCCAGGCCGGGTTGCGCCTGAATAGTGGTTTGCATCTTCGGCTCCTCAGTTGCCAGCGGGCAGCGGGTTCGGGTAGGGCCAATAGCTATTGGCATAGGCAGCGCTCGGAGGATCGGCGGCGGTGTCGTCAGGCGGCAGCGGTGCCGTGGCGGACTTGCTCGTGCGCTTGGCTGGCTTCTTCGCCGGCTTGGCGGATGCCTTGTTCTCGGTGGCGGCGCTGGTGTCCGCCTGCCCATCGACCTGGTGCGCCGCGTGGTCTGCTGCCGCCGGCGCCGGCGGCGCCTTCTTCGTGCGGGCGGCGGTCTTCTTGGGCGCGGGAGCGGCGTCAGGTGCCGAGTCAGCCGCGCCGACCTGGTCGACCTTGCCCTTCGCGGTCGGCTTCTTAGCGGCACCCTTGCTCGCCTTCTGCGCCTTGGGTTTGGCCTTCTCTCTGGCCTCGGCGCGGAGTGCCTTCTTGGCGGCGTCGGGGTTGACGCCGTAGCGCTCGGCGGTCGCGACGAGATAGGTCGGCTCGTTGGTGGAGTAGGAACTGACGGCCAGCTCGGGAGCGATGGCGATTTCCATGAGCAGCAGGGCCAGCTGGCCGGCCGAGAGTCCGTCCACGCCTGCTCGGACCTCGTCGTGGTTCTTGTGGTCCCAGCCCCACAGGCGGCATACCGTCGGCCTGTGATCGTTCCAGAGCCGCGCCATGGAGGCCTGCGCGATCATGAGCAGGTCTTCGTGCTTGAGCGTCTCGCCCGCGCTGATGCGCTCCGACACAGCCGCGTGGATGCTCTCGAGAGTCGCGCGGCGCGAGTCGCGCTCTAGCTTGCTCTTGGCTTCCTCCTTCTTGACGCGCTCCCGGTGTTCCTCATGGCTCGTCTTGATTCCCTTGTCGGCCAAGGCCTTGAATACCTCTTTCTCGGGAACCACCGCGATCAGCTCCCCGCTGTGCGGATTCTCGATCATCACCGCCGGCGGCATGTCGTCGCCGAGGATTTCCGCGTACGTCTTTCCCTTGGTGATGTGCTGCCAGGGAGTAGCGTCGGGCTTGACGTAGCCGCGCGGAGACGAGTGCTCGTAAGGAAAGATCTTCTCGGCCCTCTCGCCACGAATGACCTTCTGCCCGGTCTGTTCAGCGGCCTCCGCCAGCCTGGCGATGTGCGCCTTTTTCTTTTGGTCAAAGCACGTCGGGTCCGTGCAGACGTCTGCACTTTCCACATCCGAGTACAGCTCGGGCTGTGCGCCCGTCCGCTTGATGCAGCTGGTGCAGGGGCCGGCGGTGGCGACCAGGTCGGCCTGGGCGATGGGAAACACCGCGCGTTTCAGCTCGAGCATGTAGTTTTCCTGGATATGCTCGGCCGCTCGGCGTGCGGACATGGGGCCGTCCTCGTCCGAATAGTATGCCTCCGTCTCGCCCGTGGTGACTTCGTGAAGAGCCTTGAGCTGCAGTTCGCGCACGGGGATCCGCGCCACCAGCAGCGCGACGGATGCGGTCAGCTTGTCCTCGTAGAACGCCGTGCGCGCCTCGGGCTCAAGGTCGCACAGCTTCAAGCGAGCGTAGATGTAGGCGCGGGACTTCTTGAGGCGCACCGCCATTTCATTGACGCCATAGTCGGCGTTGTCCTTGTTCGCTGCGAGCAGCGCCTCGTAGCTTTCCGCTTCTTCGATCGGGTGCAGATCCTGGCGCTGCAGGTTCTCGATGACCTGCAGCTCGAGCATTTCGAGGTCGTCGACCGCGATGATGCGGACCGGGATATGCGTCAGCTTGGCAATGCCTGCGGCGCGCCATCGGCGCTCCCCGGCGATCAGCTCGAGCTTGCCCGCCTCGGTGGGGTGTTCGCGGCACAGGATGGGCTGCAGGATGCCGTGCTTGCGGAGGCTACCAGCGAGCTCCTGCAGGGCTTCCTGGTCAAAGCGCTTGCGGGGGTTGGTCTTGGACGGGATGACGTCGTCGCGGGGATACAGGGCCTCGCGATACTCGCGCGGGGTTTCCTCGGTGACTTCCCAGTCTGCGGGTTGCGGCGCCTCGGCGGGGACGGCGATCATGGTTTCGGTGGTCATGGTGTGTCCTACGCTTGCGGGTTGGCCGGCACGGCGCCGGCGTAGACGATGCGGGCGAGGCCTTCGGTTTCGGTCTCGAGGCGCTGCAGCTGCTGGGCGAGCTCGTCGCGGTCATGGGCGGCGGTGCCGGAGCGCAGCGCAAGCGTCTGCAGCGAGGCGAGAAAGGCGCGGGCGGCGGAGATCTGGCGTTTGGCCTGGCCGCGCAGCGCGTTGTGGCGGGCGGTCATTGGAATGCTCCAGCGGTGGCGGGGCCGAGCTGGGCTCGCATCACAGGTACGTACTCGGCCGGAATCTTGATCGTGTGGCCGTCGGCCATGATGAGAAATTCGCCGGTGTTGAGCAGCCCGAACGCCGGTGCTTCTTTATCCTCCAGGTGCGCCAGGCTGTTGCGCAGATCGGCAACAGGCCGCGTAGCGCGGGCGTTGGGCTCCGCCGCTTGCTGCTTGGTCGGCCGCATCTGAGAGTCGGCCAGGTCATCCAGCGAGGCCGGCGCGCTGGGGGTGGCCGCTTTGGTATCGACCGGGACGAGCGACCGTCCGCGGTCGGTAAGGCTGTACGCGGCCAGGCCGTCGATCGCGCCGTCGGTTTTCAGCTTCTTGTTCGTGCGCATGAGGCTCACCAGCTGCGTCGTCTTCTTCGTGTCGCAGCTGATCTTTGCGGCCAGTTGAGGGGTGTTGAGACGTCCGTGCTTCGCGAGCGCCTGGAGGATCAGGTCGGAATAGGAGGTAGTCATTGATACGGTCCTGGTCTAGTCGTCGTTGGCGGCGATTGAGCGCCAGTCGGCCCTGCCGACGTAGCGTTTGAGCTGCTCCTTGATGGGGGCTGCTCTGCGGCGGGCCAACGCCTCCGCCGTGTTGGTCAGCGCGATCGCAAGGGCGGGGATGGACATGGCTGTCTCCAGGTCGTAGACGCAGCGCGTTTCGCGGAGGGCGAGCAACAAGTCATCCCGGCTGGGTTGCGATCGCATGGGAATCACCTGCGGGCCGCTACGAGCTGAGCGCCGGGGGCCGGCTCCCAGGCGTCGAGGTAGGGCGCATCCGGCAGTGCCCGGACCAGCGCCTCGCCGTCCGGGTTCGTGTAGATGCACGCGTATTCGCCCGTGCTGGGCTCGCGCCAGAGCTTGCCGCGCGGAGCGCAAGCGCGGGCGATCATGCGCTCGCGGCGCGCATCGTCCGCAGCGAGGAGACGCTGATCGTTCGTGGTGGTCAGCTGCGCCCATGAAAAGAGGGCTGCGACACCTGTGACGACGCCCATGGCGGCGAGCAGCAGGCACATTGAGGCTTTGAACTTGGCTCCCATGGCTCACGCCTCCCGGCGGGGCGTGAGCGCGTTGACGTACGCGTCTCGCGTGCCACGCATGAGGAACCGGGCCTCGTGCATTACCCCGAGGGCTTCGCACTCGATGGCGTGCAGCGCGTGCCGGGGCAACGTGTCGGCCGCCAGGTCGACCAGGCCAGACAGGAACGCGGAGATAGCGTCCCGTGTGTAGAGGCTGGGAAGCCAACCATTCAGGCGGCACGTCAGGCAGTGCTTGCGGACATGCAGGAGGAGGGTGCGGATCCGGGCGAGGATGGCCTCGGCCAGCTCCTCCACGGTCATGGGTAAGTCGCGTGCGTTGAAGGGGTTCAAGTTGGGCTCCGTTGAATAGGCCATGGCAATTCAACGAAATAATAGACAGACTATTTTTATTGGTCAATAGACCGGCTATTAAATATGAGAAGCTACCCCACTCTGGGGGCAGATAGGCGGAACGGGGGTACTAGGGCTCGTCCGTTGGACCAGACCAACGTGATAGGTGGACCGTCCTGGGTCTTAGGCAGCGTCGCTTTTGATGGATGCCTGGGCGCCGTCGATGAAATCTTCGACCTTTTCGCCGAGACGCCGCTTTTGCGCAGCGTCGAGGGCCAGGTAGGCTTCAAACGGCACGGCAAAAGGCCATCCTTCTATGCCGGAATCGACTCGGCTTGAACCCAGGGATGGCCAAATCGCTTTGACCAGGGAAACCAAGCGTGGACTTATCGCACCGGGATCTGCGCTGATCTCGGCGCAGATCTTGAGTAGGGCGTCTAGGTTAAGAGCCATGCGGCCATTGAGGTAGTGGCCCAAGTTGCCCTGAGTCCACCCTAGTTTGTCGGCCAGAGCTTCCTGGGTAACTGGCGTACCTCGATCATGACTTCGAGCCTTGAAGTGTTCCCAGGATTGCTTGAGGCGGCGGCACTCGTCCGCTTCTTCTGCGGAAAGCTGGCGCTTACGGGTGTTGGTCGGCATGAGCGTACCGTAATAGCCCCTGTATTGATTGACAAATAGCCACGCTGCTTCTACGATAAATAGAACAGCTATTATTTATCGGCCCTGCATCCTCATCCATTGCCTCTTATGCGACTTGACCAGTACTTGCGTGCCGCCAAGATGACCCAGTCAGCGTTTGGCGAAAAGTTAGATCCGCCTGTGACCCAAGGTACGGTTTCCCATTGGTGTCAGGGCAGAACTAGGGTGTCGTTGGCGTACTCGATCCAAATCGAAAGGCTCACCCAGGGCAAGGTCTCCCCGTCAGATTGCGCGCAGATGTTCGAGGCGGAATGTCAGAGTCTGTTGCCGCGGCAAACTTTGCTTCCGATCGGAGCGCCGGATGCTTGACGGTGCGAATCGATCGGATGCACTGACCTTCGGCCTATTGCAGTTCGTGGCATTGGGCCTCGTCACTGGTGGCCCGAAAACAAAGTTGCTCGAAGACGGCCGCGACGAGTGGCCCGTCCGCAAGTTCCCCTGCCACGTCATCCGCGATGCGCTTTGCCAATCGCAGTTGATGACGAAGCCACAACTCGGCGTGCGTCTCTCGCAATTCTTCGTTGATTCGCGCCCCATCAGTCTTCAATCGGTTCATTTCCACGTCTCCTTGTTGGATTGGGCAGCGCCATCGTATAGCCCATGTCCCCGCGCGGATATGAGAAAAGCGCTTGATTTTCGGGTGAGGCTGCACCGCAGCTTTGTCCGCGTGCAAATGGTGGGAGCGGTATGACAAAGCGGCACAGTAGTACACATTGGCGCGGCGCACTCTATAACGCGCTACGGCGTTCCGCCGACGGAGTGCAGGGGTTCTGCGTATGGGCCATCGGAAATCGCGACAGGAGGATCGCCGTCAAGACGCTATACAAGCGCCTTGACGGCACCGCTCCTCCGGAGCGAATGCCAATAGAGGATGCCGAGCTAATCACGGAGTATCTCCTGAGAGACGTGCACACGAAGGATTTCGCGCTGGACTGGTTAAAGGCGCTGTGCGCGCGCTTCGGCCTGATCGCAATAGAGATCGATGCGCCTCCGCCTGGTGGGAAGTGGCCCTGTGAGCTAACAGCGATCCTAGAAAAAGGAATTCGGCTAGCTGAACAGGGCGGGTTAGTCGCGGGCCTTCTTGGCAAAGCAATCGCAGACCGCCGTATCTCTCAACGAGAGGCAGAGGACATTCGCGAGCATGCGTACGCCGAGATCCAGACCTTGCTACGCCTTGTGCGCAACGTGGAGCGAGCGGCGGACGAACGAGCGACGCTGAGGTCAATTGAGGGGCGTGATGGTTCCTAGCTTCGAAGTAGGCCGGCGAAGGAGGCGAGGATGCCGCGCCCTATAGGGCCTTCGGCTCGAGCCGTGCTCCACGCATTGACAACCGGGCCGCTGTCGATGGCCGCCCTCTCGGATTGCACCGCTCTTTCGGTTACCGAGCTGCGGTGTGTTTGCTATCGCCTATGCGTTTCCGGCCGGATCATGATCGTTGGCGCTCGGAAAAGCGGTCGTTGTCGGAGGCCTGTGGCGCTGTATGCGCTGGCTCGAGCCGTGCCTTCGGGCCGGTCCTATGTGGACCTCGCCGAGGTATGGCGATGACTCGGGATCTTTTTGGCCGGGTGCCTGCTAATCATCGCTCGCGGCAGGTCGCAGCGAGGCAAGCGCCACAACCGCCGCCGGCGCTAGGACGCGGTCCGCCCGGGCCGTCCGAGTACTTCGTACTCGGAAATCGTTCGATCAGTCGCGAGGAACTGCTGCGCCTTCTCAACTTTGACCAGGCCTGCATAGATGCACCCGACCACGACCTAATCGCGGTGTTGGAAACCGTCGACGGGCGGTCGCGGGCGTATCTGGTCGCGCTGCCGCGAAACCATCCATCAAGGTTCGACGCCGCCGGGCGCCGAGATCCTTCGCTCGCGCCTTTCTGGCGTCACGGAGAAGTTATGCACATTAAAAAGCAGAGTCAGCCGCCATAGGCATGCAAGGCTCAGGGACGAAGAGGCTAGATACGCGGTTATCCCTGGGCGCAGTGCCCCAAACCGAACCCAAGGGGCAGCGTGGGTGCGAAAGACTAGAGCGCGGGTAGGAGTGCCGGTACGGGTGCTGACAGTCTGGTCGAGTCCTGGGGCGTACATCTGCCAGGACGCCCTGATGCATACCGTCGGCTCCGGCGAGGCAATGCAAGGGTGGGCATTGCTCCTGTTATCCGTAACGGGCTAGGGGGAGCTCTGCCCATTCGCACCCATCTCACCAACGAAGCAAGGCCGTAACTCCACATATGCATAGGTGTTTCATGACAGAGCTAATCCTGAGCATGCAAGAAAATTCCGCGCATGGCGCGCCCAAAAAAGGCCACATCGGGCCCGACTTTTCCACATTCTGGGCGCAGTGGCCCCGCAAGACTGCCAAGAAGGCTGCCGAGCAGGCGTGGGCGAAGTTGCGAGCAGCAGATCGGCGGGCGGTGCTGCATGTCCTCCCCAGTCACCTCGCCTTCTGGAAGGCCGCCCGCACCGCCATCGAGTTTATTCCGCACCCTGCGACTTGGCTCAATGGCGAACGCTGGAAAGACGAAGTGGTCATGCCGACCTCTCGCCCCGAGCCAAAGGCCGCGGCGGGGCCGGCTTGGTGGACCTCCCATGTGGCGATGGATCAAAAGGGCCGCGAGGTCGGAGTGGGCTCGGCTCGACCCGGCGAAACCTCAGAGCAGTACCGTGCGCGCATCCAGCAAGCGATTGCGGAGCGAGATCGGTTCGGGGGTGGGCGATGACTACGGCGCGGATTCCCGAAATGCGCGAGCGACTGGATTCCTGGGCTGTGTGGCTGAGGACGGGCGCGACGGGAAGTGGGTCGAGTCCTCTCGCATCGTTGGACTGGGTCAGTGATGGATATAGGCCCTGGGTACCGGTGGACGCCATTGAATGCTCAATCACCGATGACGCTGTTTCGAGGCTCCCATTGGAGTTAAAACATGCGGTAGTCGAATGGCATATGAATGACGGCACGCTCGAGGCGGCGGCTAAGAGGATCGGTATATCGCGATTGACTTTATGTAGGCGTCTTCGCGCTGCTGATGAGGCGATCGCAGAATGGCTTGATCTTCGTAGCCGCCGTGTTCCCTCGTGCGGACCGTCACGGAAGCTGGCTGCAGCGTAATTTGCTTCAGCGTTTGTATACTCGCCCTTGAGTCTGACTTTCTGGGGTGAGCTAATGAGGAAAACATGTATCTGCGCAATTTTGGTTGGTGGTGCTTTGACTGCGTTCGGCGCACAGGCGATGGAGCTCACAAAGGCGCAATTTGAGAACGGACTCCAGACCTACATTAAGGAGGTACCCCAGTGTGCTGCTGGCAAGCTCGCCGCTGGCGTGGCGGTTTCCGGCGGCTGGTACTATCAATGGAAAAACAGGTCTGAACTTGATGTTCGAATATCCGCGGAGGGGAACAGGATTCAGAGGATTGAGATTACTGCGGCGGGTCGCGATAACAATGCACTGCAGGACATTATGTGTGCCACTATCGCGCTTATGCGTGCGACTCAACCGGAGTATGTGACTACCTCTGATGCCGTGCGGGATGCAAAACACCTATGGGAGAACGCGGGCTCCAAACCGTTTATCAAGGCGTTCTTCTTCGATACCTTTGTCGCTCAGATGGCACCTCTACTGCTGACAGTAAAGTAAGTGGGGCGCGTGGGCTGTGGTTTGCGTTGTAACAAACAGAATTAAATGACGTAAACCCAAAGCCGCATAATTCGCTACATTCCTGCGGAGCTTGCGTCAAAGCGCTCCACCACATCAAGGCCCGGCCCTCACGCTGGGCCTTTTCTTTTGGTGTCTCAAATGCCAGTAGCCCGACCTCGCCCATGCCTGCATCCGGGGTGTGCAGCGCTTGTGCGAAGCGGCGGCTACTGCGAGCGGCATGCCGTCGCTCAGCAGGAACGTGCGCGCGAGAAGAATCGCGAGCGCGGCAGCGCCGCCAGCCGGGGGTACGGATATCGCTGGGCAAAGACCAGCCAGGGCTTTCTACGCAACAACCCATTGTGTCGCCATTGCGCGGACCGTGGTCGAGTTACTGCGGCCGAAGTCACTGACCATATCGTGCCGCACCGGCTGGCGGAAGCGTTGGCATCAGGCGAGCCGGAGCGAATCCTTGAGGCGCGTTCTCTCTTTTGGGATAGGAGCAACTGGCAACCGCTGTGCTGGGCGTGTCACTCGCGCAAGACTGCGAGAGAGGACGGCGCGTTCGGCAACCGGCGGGCCCAGGCTGCGGGCTCGATGCAGACGTCTGCACCGGATCCGCGAGCGAAGGGCGCCCGCAGGGGCGTCCGCGATACGGGGACGGGTCGGGGAGGGGTAGGGGGGTCGAAAGTCGGGGCGAACGGCGTCGGGACCGAGCGCCCAGCTGAATTTTTATGGGAAAGGTTCAAAAAAGGGGGGGAGGGGTGAAATAGCAGCCCCTCTAGCGCATCGAAATCTAAGCACTCGACTCGCGTGGCCCCTCAATCTGAAATGGAGTCACGATGGACCAGATAAAGCCCCCGCTGGGGGTCATACAAGGCGGGGGAGGCGTAACCCCTTGGCGGTCGGCAAAGTTCGGCATCGAGCTGCCGATGCCACCGCCGTCGATCCAGGTCGACGAAGAATGGCGCCGTATCTATATCTGGCTGTGCGATCAACTTCTCAGTAGCAAGCGGGATATCACCGCCGCCGCGATGCAGCTGACCTTGCTAGTGGAGTGCATCCGGGCTTGGGTCAAAGACAGGGCTCTTTGCGAAAAGCACGGTCGGTACGCGACCTCGAAGGAAGGCAACCGCTACGAGCTTCCGCACAGCTACAACGAGCGCAAAGGCGCCGAGCAACTTAAACGGGATCTGCCTGAAGCATGTATGACGGTGATGTCTCAAGTCGAGGCGAAGCTCAAGGAGAGCAAAGTCGGCGAGAGCGGCCAGGACGATCTGTTCAGCGATCTCGTCGAGCACGGCCGAAGCCGCCCAAGCGCCGCCTAAAACTCATTCCGCCGGAGGACGCCTGGGAGGTTTGGGACCGCGAGTATGGCGTCCCGGTCCTGCGCGGCGAGATCCTGGTGGGCGAACTGGTGATGCTGGCAGTCGAGCGGCACTACCGAGATTTGCAGACGTCTGCACAGCGCGGCTTGTATTTCAGTCCGGCGCATGCCTGGCACATGATCGAGTACATAGAAAAGTACTTTGTCCACGTCAAAGGTCGCCTCGCCGGGCAGCCGATCCTGCTGGACCCTTGGCAGAAGTTCTGGACCGCCGTGCTGTATGGCTGGCGTAAAGCCGGCAGCGGGTTCAGGCGGTTCACGCGTGCTTATGAGGAGGTGGCGCGCAAGAACGGGAAATCTACGTGGAAGGCTCCGCAGGGAGCGTACTTGTTCATGATGGATGGGGAGCCAGGCGCGGAAGTCTACGCGGTGGCCACAACTCGCGAGCAGGCCATGACGGTATTCCGGCCGGCGTTCGAGAACTTCCGGCGATGGGCTCGTAAGTCGCCTGGTGTGGCTCGATCATTCCGCATATTTGAAGGCCAGAACCAGGAGCGCATCGAGGCAGGCGCGTCAGTATTCAAGCCCATCGCCAGCAACGCAGATGCCCAGGACGGCTTCAACCCGTCGGCGGTGTTGTATGACGAGTTGCACGCTCAGCGGTCGCGCGAGCAGTGGGACGTGCTGGAATCTGGATTCGGTGCGCGCGAACAGCCTTTGCTGTCGGCGATCACGACGGCAGGCTTCATCCTTGATGGGATCTGCACGGAGGTTCGATCGTACCTGATCTCCTTGCTGCGTCGTGAGCGCGAGGACGATAGCTTCTTCGGGTACGTCTACACCCTGGACCAGGACGATGACCCATTCGATGAGGAGGTGTGGATCAAAGCAAATCCAGGCCTCGGCCGATCCAAGACGGTTGACTATATGCGGGACATGGCCCGCAAGGCGCAGGCCCTGCCCTCCGCTCTGGCGAACTTCAAGACGAAGGACTTGAACCTTTGGTGCAACGATGCGGAGGGGTGGCTGGATCTGACGCAGTGGGATCGAGGCGCAGCGCAGGTAAAGATCGAGCAGTTGCTCGGACGAAAGTGCTTCGGCGGTATGGACTTGTCCGCGACGCGAGATCTCACTTCTTTCGCGCTCGTGTTTCCTCCTACCGACGATGATCCGCGCTGGTATGTGCTGGTGTGGACCTACTGCCCTCGGTCCAAGGTGGATGAACAGTCCAAGGCCGATGCCGCGCCCTATGGAAAATGGGAGGCGGCGGACGCGCTACACGTCACCGAGGGCGATGTTGTGGACTATCGCCCGATGAAGGAACAGGTGCTCCAGGCTGCGCAGCTGTTCGATCTTGAGGAACTGGCTTACGACAAGTGGAACTCAACGCAGCTAGCAAACGAGCTGGCAGACGAAGGGATAACGCTAGTCGAGGTTCCTCAGAATACGCAAGGCATGTACCCGGGTTCAAAGAAGCTCGAGGAACTTGTCTATAGCGGACGTTTGGCTCACGGCGGCAATCCTGTGCTGCGTTGGGCCGCGGGCAACGTGTCATTGCTCTACGACTCGAACGGAAACTTTAGGCCGGACAAGAAACGGTCTAAGCCGAAGGGACGAATAGACCCGATCGTCGCGGTCGTCATGGCTCTAACGCGCGCGAGTGCGCACAACCAGCAGGATCTATCGGATTTCCTGCGTAACCCGATCGTGTTCTGATGAAAATCTCAATGAAAGCCGCCGCATCTTGGCTGGGGAGGGTAATAAGCCTCCGCCAGCCCGGATTCTGGCGCTACTACGCGTCCACGACAAACTACTCAGGAAAAAGCGTTTCGGCCCAGACGGCCCTGCAGCTCGATGTCGTCTGGGCGTGCGTGAAGCTGATATCGCAGCTGGTGGCGACCCTGCCCCTATCGGTGTACGAAAAGAAGGACGGTCGACGACGCAGCGCCAGCGAGCATTGGCTTCACAAGGTTATTGCGGCCGCGCCGAATGCCGATATGTCGGCGGCGGATTTCTGGGAGTCGCTGCTGACTTCCATTCTGCTTTGGGGAAATGCCTACGCGCTGATCGTGCGTAATGGTGCTGGAAAAATCATTGCCCTCGAGCCCCTGCGGCCGGAGCGCATGGCGCCGAAGCTGCAGCGCGACGGCTCGATGCTGTTCGTCTATGTCGATGAGAACGGTCATCGCTTTGAATACAGCGAGACCGAGATCCTGCACCTCAAGGGCTTCACCCTTGATGGCCGCATGGGGCTGTCGCCCATTTCTTACGCGCGTCATACGCTGGGCGCGGCGATGGCGCAGGAGGAAACGGCGGCCACCATATTCAAGAACGGCTTGCGCCCATCCGGCTATGTCACCACGGACCAGATTCTCACCAAGGGAAACAGAGAGGAGGTGCGCGAAAGCGTAGTCACTCAGGTCGCCAGCGGTTCGGAGTCGGGGCGAACGCTCGTGCTTGAGGCTGGCATGAAGTACGCGCCCGTCGCGATGAATCCGGAGGACGCGCAGCTCCTGCAGAGCAGGGGCTTCTCCATTGAGCAGTTATGCCGGTGGATGTGCAATGTACCGCCGGTGTTGATTGGGCACGCCGCCCAGGGTCAAACGATGTGGGGCTCGGGCGTTGAGCAACTGCTGATGGGCTGGAAAGTCACGGGGCTCAACCCGCTGATTATCAAGATTGAGCAGTCGCTCAACGGCCTGTTTCCTCCCAACGAGCGGGAGCGGTACTACGTCAAGTTCAGTTTGCAAGGGTTGCTGCGCGCGGATGCGAAGGGGCGGGCGGCGCTCTATGCGTCAGGCTTGCAGAACGCCTATCTCAGTCCGAACGAGATCATAGAGCTGGAGGACGGAGAACCGTACGAAGGGGGGGATCGGCACTTTGTGCAGGCGAACCTGGTGCCGGTCGACCAGATCGGGAAGGAGGATGCGACGCAGGGCAAAGCGCGCGAGGCGCTGCTTGATTGGCTGGGGAGACCCAAACAGGAAACTCACGATGAAACGTAAAAACGCGTCCTTGAAGATCAGGGACTTCAATCTCGAAATCAAGGCCGTCAGCGATGACGGCCTTTTTTCTGGCTACGGCAGCGTGTTCGATGTGGTCGACAGCTACGGCGAAGTGGTCGAGCGCGGCGCTTTCACGGAGACGCTTGCCACCATCGCCGAGAAAGGGCGCGCGGTGCCGGTGCTGTGGCAGCACCGCAGCGGCCAGCCGATCGGTGTGTACACGAGCATGAAAGAAGACAGCCATGGCCTGTGGGTCGAGGGGCGCCTTCTGAAGGACGACGTGCAGCAGGCCAAGGAAGCGTACGCCTTGCTGCAAGCTGGCGCAGTCTCTGGTCTCTCGATCGGGTACTACGTGCGTGACGACACGTTCGACCAGAAGGCTGGCGTGCGCCGGCTAAAAAAGCTCGAGCTGGTCGAGGTGAGCCTCGTCACGTTTCCCGCGAATGAAGAATCGCGCGTGGACGCGGTCAAGTTTGCTCTCAGCCAGGGCACACTGCCCGACCTTCCGGGATTTGAGCGGCTCCTGCGCGAGGCAGGCTTCTCCAAATCCCAAGCCGTGGCCATTGCGAGCCACGGGTTCAAGCATCTGCTCCGGAGCGAGTCCGAGGGTGGGCTTGTGACCGACCTGCAGCCGCTCGCCGAGCGCCTGCGCAACTTCACTCTCCCCCAACTTTGAAGGGAAAACTATGCAATCCAATCTGTCTGAACAAGGCGCGCTGATGGGCGCGGTGGCCGGTGCGCTGGGCGAAATGGCTCGCAAGAGCGGTGGCGGCTCCGGCAGCGACGAGCGCGTCGAGATCAAGAGCCTGCTCGAGGATCTCGCCAAGCGTGACGAGACGATCAAGAAATTCGCCGAAAAGGCCGGCGAGGAGATCAAGTCGCTGGGCCAGATCTCGGCCGAAACGAAAGCCGCCCTGGAGAAGATCGCCAGCGAAGGGCTCGAGGTGCAGCAGCGCCTGTTCGATCTGGAACAAAAAATGGCCCGGCGTGGTGCGGCCGACCAACCTCGGGTTAAGACCTGGGGCGAGGTGGTCGCCGAATCGGACGGCTACAAGAGCGTTGCGGAAGGCCGTGCATCCCGTTCCGGCCGCATCGCCGTCAAGGCCGTCACCAGCGCCGTGACGTCTGCCGGCGTCATGGTCCCCGCTGACCGTCTGCCGGGTGTTGTCGTGGCGCCGCTCCGTGAGCTGGTGGTCCGTGACCTGCTCCTGCCAGGTCGCACGACCAGCAATTCGGTCGAGTATGTGCGTGAGGATGTGTTCACCAACAACGCCGCAGCGGTGGCCGAGGGTGCGCAGAAGCCGGAAAGCGATATCACGTTCGAGCTCGCCAATGCTGGCGTCAAAACGATCGCTCACTGGATCCCGGCCAGCAAGCAGATCCTCGACGACGCGCCGCAACTGCAGTCCTATATCGACATGCGTATGCTGTACGGCCTGCAGCTCAAGGAAGAACAGCAGATCCTGCTGGGCGACGGCACGGGCGCCAATATGCTGGGGATCATCCCTCAGGCTGCAGCGTACCAGGTGGCGCGCAACAAGGATGGCGACACCATGATCGATGTGGTGCGCCATGCGTTGCTGCAGGTGCGGCTGTCCCTGTATCGGCCCAGCGCCATCATCATGCACCCGGAGGAGTGGGAGGCGATCGAACTGACCAAGGACAAGAACGGAAACTACATCTGGTCGAATCCGACGCTCTACAACGGCAAGAACCTGTGGGGCTATCCGGTCGTGGAGTCGATGGCGATGGCTCCGGGCGATTTCCTGGTCGGCGCATTCAACGCAGGCGCGCAGCTGTTCGACCGTGAAGACGCGACGGTCGAAATCTCGGCCGAGGATCGTGACAACTTCATCAAGAACATGCTCACGATTCGCGCCGAAGAGCGCGCGGCGCTGGCTGTGTATCGCCCGGCGTCGTTCGTGCATGGGACGTTCCCCTCGACGGCGGTGGCGCCGCCGGCGGGCGAGTAACCCCGTCAACGTCTACACATGGAGGGCGGCGGCAACGCCGCCATAGCAACGATGAAAGCAATTGCACTCAGCACGTTCGAGAACGAAACCGAGGGCTTGGTACGCCGGGGGACGGTGCTGCTGGACCTCGACTCCCGCCGCTTCAAGGCGCTTCAACTCGCAGGCCTGGTTGACGAGGAGGGGCCCGGCCGCAAGAAGCTCGAGGCCGGTCAGGTGCTGCCGAAGCGCGCTCCGGATCATGCCGACAAGAAGGCTCCCGAACCGCAAAACAAGGGCCGCGGAGGGACGCGCAATGGCGGGGGTTCCTGATCTCAACGAAGTCAAAGAGCACCTGCGCGTCGACGGGACAGAGTTGGACCGCATTCTCACCAGGCTGTTAGGTGCGGCAGTCGACAGCGTGGCGAGGACGCTGGGGAGGTCGGTTCCGTGGGTCGAGCTCGACGATCAAGGACGTGAGGTCCAGACATGTCCCGATGCGGTTGCTGCTGCGATCCTCTTGCAGGTCGAAGCTCTTTACGGGCCGAAAGGCAGTTCGCCGGATGTGAACAGTCGCGCTGTACTTGCGCTGCTCACTCCTTATCGCATCAACATGGGGGTTTAGATGGACTACCCAGAGGCAGGAGAACTGGACAAGCGGGTGCGATTTCGACGGGTCGAGCACCTTCCTGTGGCCGGTGGCGGGCTTGAGGCAAGTTTCCCGTCGGAGTTTGATCGATGGGCCAAGATAGTCCCTGTTGGTACGGCCTCTTACCTGGCTGGGATGCAGACAGATCGCAAGATCACTCATCGCATACTGGTGCGCTATCTCGAGGGAGTTGAAAATGATTTCGAGATAGTCCACCGCGCAACGGTGTACAGAGTGGAGCGATCCGCGCCGCTTAAAGGCGGTCGGGACTTCACGGTCTTTGAGGTGGAGCAACTGACCAATGGCAGCTAAGGGCGGTCTTTCAGGGTACATGCACGTTGAGGGCTGGGACAGCTTCCGCCGCTTGGATTTCAACAAGGGCCCGATACGCAAGGGAATGCGCGCCGGGGGCCGCCTGGTGCAACGGGCGAGCCGCTCCAAGATCAGAAAGGGTGCTGCCCTGGAGGATTACCCCGCCGGCCGCTCGGGTGCGCTCGCGCGGAGCATATCGGTCAAGGTCAGTCGTCCGGGTTTTCTCGTCCGCGTGGGGCCAAATAAGACGCCAGCCATGGGCAAACATTTCTACCCGGCTTATCTGTTCTATGGCGTGACGGGAAACCCCGCACGGAAAGACAGGCGGGCGCAGCCGAAAACCGGAAAGTGGAGGATAAAACCTCGCGGCAATTACATGGTCGACGCGCTGCAGGAACAGGCTGGCAACGTCCGCTCCACCCTGGAGGGCGCGTTCGCCGCCGCTTTGAAGTGAGGTAACGCGATGCGCGTCTCTTTGGTTGCTGAGCATTTGAAGCTGCACGCGCCCGTATTTGAAGGGCGCGTTGCTGGTGGTATGGATGTTGATGTGGTCCTGGGATCGGCGAAACAGCCTACGCCTGCTGCTTACGTCATACAGGCGGAGGACGACGCCGGCGACCTGGAGTCGCAAACTTCTTATCTGCAGGAGGTTAGAGACTCGATTGATGTGCTGGTGGTCCTGCCAGTTCGCGACGAGCAGGGCGTGCTGGTGGCGGACATGTTGCACGAGGTCCGCCGGGAGCTGTTTGTTGCCCTGGCGGGTTGGGAGCCCGAGGAAGGATATGAGGGCTTGGTCTACGACGGGGGCTCGCTGACGAAGATCGACCGGGCGCGCTGTTCGTATCGGTTCAGCTTCTCGGCTGCGTTCATGCTTGGGCGGGCAGGCCTCGAGGGCGAGGCGCCGGCCGAGACCTGGCCGGAGCGCGAGCTCGACGGCCTTGCGATGCTGGAGGGGATAACCGTGCGCGTCGATGCGATTGACCCGATGGCCGACCCCAACCTCAAGAAGCCCGGCCCCGACGGCCGGATTGAACATGAAGCAAGAATGGAGTTGCCGCATGGCAAAAATTGAAATCTACGTGGTGCCCCAAGAGGGGCGGACGGTGCCGGATCCCGCGCGAGGCGATGTGTTGCCGGCGGAGGGCCGTCTGGTGGTGCGGGATCCGTACTGGATCCGTCGCATCGAGGATAAGGACGTGGCCGTCGCCAAGCAAGGGGCGGGTAAAGCGGGGAGCGGAAGTAAATGATCTCGTTCAACCAAATCTCCAATGACAACCGCGTACCGCTGTTCTATGCAGAGATGGACCCGTCCCAGGCGAATAGCGGCTCGACCCAGCTGCGTCGCCTGATCATCGCGCCTGCGAACGATGACGCGACGGGTAGCCTGGATCTGGTCATCGCCACTCAGGAAAGCGAGGTGCGCGCGCTCGCCGGTGTCGGGTCACCCTTGGCGGAGGCCTACGCGCAGTGGCGCAAGGGCGATCCGATGGGCGAGGTGTGGGTGCTGCCCGTGCGAATGGAAGGGTCCGCGGCCGTGGGTAAGGTGGCCATTACGGGCGCCGCGACCGAGCCGGGCGTGCTTTGCTTCTACGTGGGGGACGACCGGATCCAGGTGACGATCATCAATGGCATGGCATCGAACGCCGTGGGCGCGGCTCTGGCCTCCGCGATCAATGCGAAGGGCCTTTGCGTCTCTGCGCAGTCGGCTGTGGCGGGCGAAGTCGTCGAGGTCTCCTTGACAGCCAAGTTCAAGGGGCTGCTCGGCAATGACATTCGGATCGGCGTCAACTTGCGAGGCGCGGCTGGTGGTGAGCGCACGCCGGCAGGTCTCGCCCTGGCGCTGACGCAGCCGACCCAGGGCGCTGGAGCGCCTGACGTCGACGAGCTGCTGTCCAAGGTCGGCGACGCCGAGTTCGAGTTCATCTTTCACACGTTCACCGACCCGGCCTCGCTGGACTCGTTCAAGGTGTGGATGGACGATGTGTCGGGCAGATGGGCCTGGTCAAAGATGCTGTACGGCCATGCCTACACCGCGCGTCGGGGTACGCTGGGAGAGCTCGTCACGGCCGGCCGCGATCGCAACGATCAGCATCACACGGTACATGGATTCGAGATGCAGACGTCTGCACCGTGCTGGAAGGTGGGCGCGGCCTATGTCGCACGTCAGGCGGTGTTCATCTCTGCCGACCCGGCGCGGCCGACGCAGACCGGGGAGCTGGTCGGGATTTCGCCTCCGCCGGCTGGCAAGCAGTTCACCATGCTCGAGCGAGGGTCTCTGCTGTGGTCCGGGATCGCGACGTCGTATAGCTCGGTCGACGCGGTGCGCATCGAGCGCGCCATCACGACCTACCAGCGCAATGCGTGGGGCCAGCCAGACGACTCGTATCTCGACAGCGAGACGATGCACCAATCGGCGTACATCATCCGCTTCTTGAAAGGCAGGATCACGAGCAAGTACGGGCGCCACAAGCTGGCCAACGACGGCACTCGATTCGGGGATGGCCAGGCGATCGTTACGCCGAGCATCATCCGCAACGAGCTCATCGCCGCCTACATGGAGCTGGAGAGCAGGGGCATCGTGGAGAACGAGGAGGCGTTCCGCGAACATCTCATCGTGGAGCGTGACAACTCCAATCCGAACCGGGTGAACATCCTGTTCCCGCCGGACTACGTGAATCAGCTGCGTGTGGTGGCGCTGCTCAATCAGTTCCGCCAGCAGTACCCGCAGTCCGCCTAGTCGGTCGCGTGTTGTTGTATGTGGGGCCCGCACGCTGCGGGCCCTTTCTTTTTCAGATGAAGGAGCTTTGCCATGGGGCAAAAAGTAGCGGGAACCGTCTATTTCAAGGTTGACGGCCAGCAGCTGGAAGTGACCGGATCTGCCGAGGTGCCGACCAGTGATTACACACGGGAGAGCCTGCGCCCGGGCTACTTCTCGGAGACGGACCGTATTCCGTATGTGAAGGTCGATGCGCTGTTCACGCCCGGGTTTCCGCTCAAGAAGCTGCAGGATGCGATCGACATGACGGTCACTGTCGAGTTCAAGAACGGGCGCACCTACGTGCTGTCGCAGGCGTACCAGGTCGGCGAGCCCGTCGCGACCGGTGATGACGGCAAGGTCCAACTGCAGTTCGACGGCGTGCGCGGGGTGTGGCAATGAGCGATACGACGTTTCCGCTGAGCAAGCCGATCACCGCGCACGACGAGGAGCTCACCGCGCTCACGCTGCGAAAGCTGGGGCCGGCCGACGCCCGTGCAGTCCGGGCGTTGCCTTATCACATCGCTTCGGATGAAAGCGTCCATATCGATCCCGAGGCCGCGGCGAAGTACATCGTCAGGATGGCCCGCATCCCCATGTCGTCAGTCGATCAGCTCGAGCTATCGGACTTCAATGGCCTGGCGTGGATGGTCGCCGGTTTTTTCTTGAATCAGGGGTCCGGACCTACGACGAGCTCCGAAGGCTCGTCTACGACGTTGCCTACTTCTGGCGCCTAGACCCCGAGGTGGCAATGCAGCGCCCGCTTGAGCTGCTGCTCGAGCAGGCGCGCGAGTGCGATCGGATCGTCCAACAGCAGCGCAACGAGGAGGGCTGAGGGATGGCGGGAGAGAAGTTCCAGCTCAAAGCGCTCATAACGGGCGTTGACAAGCTGTCGCCGCTTATGGGCGGCGCAAAGAAAAACGTAGCGGCGTTTCGCAAGTCGCTGGAGTCGAGCAGCCTGTCGAAGGGCTTTAGCCTTGGTGATATTGCAAAAGGTGGGGCCTTCGCCGCGCCGTTCATTGCAGGTGCGAAGGCTGCGATTGAATTCGAGTCCGCTATGGCGGACGTCCGGAAGGTCGTCGATTTTGACAGCCCAGCGCAGTTCAAGCAGATGGGCGACGACGTGATCCGTATGTCGACTCGGTTGCCGATGGCGGCGAAGGACATCGCGGCGATCGTCGCAGCCGGCGGGCAAGCGGGCCTAGCCCGAGGCGAGCTTACCCGATTTGCCGAAGACGCAGTAAAGATGGGTGTTGCCTTTGACAGTACGGCGGAGGAGTCGGGCGCGATGATGGCCAAATGGCGAACGTCGTTCCGACTGACGCAAGATCAGGTTGTGGGCCTGGCTGACAAGATCAACTACCTGAGCAACAACGGCCCGGCATCGGCTAAGCAAATCGCCTCGATCGTCACGCGCATTGGACCGCTGGGCGAAGTTGCAGGTCTGGCGTCAGGTCAGATAGCGGCAATGGGAGCCACCCTTGCGGGCATGGGCGTGCAGGAGGAAGTGGCCGCAACCGGCATGAAGAATTTCATGCTCACGCTAACGTCCGGGGCGTCTGCTACCAAACAGCAACAGCAGGTTTTCAAGGCGTTGCGTATGGACGCCAAGAAGGTCGCGGTCGACATGCAAAAGGACGCCCAGGGGACGATTGTTCGCATCCTTACGGCCATCAGCAAGGTTGACAAGACCAAGCAGGCCTCCGTGCTGCAGACGCTGTTCGGGCGCGAGTCGATTGGCGCGATCGCGCCGATGTTGAACAACCTGGATCTTCTTAAGAAGAACTTCGCGAACGTCGGTGACGAGACCAAGTATGCCGGCTCAATGAGCAAGGAGTACGAGGCTCGGGCGGCAACGACTGCGAACAACATCCAGCTGTTGCAAAACCGAGTGGTAGCGGCCGGCAACGCGATCGGGTCAATTCTGCTCCCGCCCATCAATGGATTTATTGGTGCGGTAGGGCCGATGATTGACCAGATCGCGGTGCTTATCCAGGCCAACCCGTGGCTGGTCAAAGGGATTCTCGGCGCTGCGCTGGCGTTTGGTGCAATCCGAGTCGCGATGGTCGGCGCCGCTGTTGCGATGCGAGTGCTCAATGCTGTCGTGGGAATGAGTCCGCTTGGTCTTGTTGTTCGAGGTATGGCGCTGGCTGCTGGCTTTTTGCTTGCGAACTGGGAGACGGTCGGCCCGTGGTTCCGCGAGCTTTGGACCAACATTGCCGCGTGGGGTGATTCCGCGTGGAAGGGGATTCAGGGTGTTTGGTCGACCGTGAGCGGTTTTTTTGACGGTCTCTGGACATCGCTTGTGACGGGCGCGGAAGGCGCGTGGGAGGGACTCAAGGGGGCATTTCTAAACGCCACTCCGCTCGGCCTGGTTATGAAGAACTGGGAGCCTTTGGTGGACTGGTTTAAGGGCCTTTGGGAGAGGGTGAAAGGTTACATCGAGCCGATCACTGGCGGCTTGCAATGGCTCAAGGAGAAGTTCGGCGGCATCTTTGGAGGAGGCGACAAGCCGGCCGCGGCGCCGGCGCAGAGTGTCGCGTCTTATGAGGCTGCGCGGGCCGGTGGCGGCGCTGCGGGAATGGCGCTGGGTGCAGCTGCGCAGCAACCTGCCAAGCTGGACGGTGACCTTCGGATCCGCTTCGAGGGAGCGCCGCCCGGGATGCGCGTCGAGCAGGCGCAGACAAATCAATCAGGGCTGAGCGTTACGCCGTCGGTCGGCTACCGGACGCTTGCGGTCGGGGGCTGAGATGGCATGGAAGGATGAAAAGGAGAAGGCCTCGTTTCGCGGTGTCCCGTTTCTGGTTGACTCGGAGCGCAGCAAGCGAGGCAGGCGTACGGTACTGCATGAGTACCCAAAACGTGATGTGCCCATGATCGAGGACATGGGCCTGGCCACGCAGACATTCAGCTTTTCCGCCTGGGTCGCCGGTGCGGATTGCTTCGGCCAGCGGGATGCGCTGCTCAAGGCGCTGGAGGAGGAGGGCGCTGGCGAGCTCGTGCATCCCTGGTATGGCCGCCAGATGGTGGTCGCCACGATGGTCGAGGTCTCGCATTCGGAGAGCGAGGGCGGTGTCGTTCGCTTTGACCTTGAGTTCACGAAAGGGGAGAGCTCGGCTTTTCCGGTTGGGTCGGCGAGTACCGGCACGCGCGCAGGCCTCGCCGCATCGTCTTTGCAGACGTCTGCACAGAGCAGGTTCTCGGCGGCGATGGGTGCCGTCAACGGCGCAAAGGCGCAGGTCGGCCTGGTGCAGGGGCGGCTGCGCGAGATATCGCAGATCTTGGATGATGGCTCCCTGCCCTTTCGGGAGCTGTTTCGCGACGCCCAGGCGGTGTATGCGGAGATAACGACCGCGCCCGGAGCATTCGCTGGGCGCGTGTTCGGCCTGGTCGATGAAGTCATTCGAGAGTTTCGGGGATTTGGCGATGCCTCGAGGGGCGATGGCGTTGTGTCGCTCGCAGGCGTGGTAGGCAAGAGCTCAGCCGTGTCGCGAGTGCGTTCTATCTCGCCGCTCGCTGATCCGACGTCCGCGTCGATTGTCGGGGCCGTCGTTGATCTCGTCGGCGATGCTGCGCTGGTTGATGCCGTACGTGATGTGGCGGTGTTGCCCACGGCCAGCCCCCCCGCGCGTTCGGACTCTGTGCTGCCGGTGGACGCTTTAAGGGACGAGCCTGTAAGAGTGGACGGGGGAAATGGGCGCGACTTGGCGGATGCGCTGCTCGGCGGAGGGCGCCGCGACCTGCCGGTCGTTGAGGACGTGCGAGACGCGCGGGATCAGTTGGGACAGGCGGCGTGGGCGTTGGCGCTCAATGCGGATACGGGCCATTACGAGGAGCTCACCTCGGCGAGGGTAGCGGCAGGTCGGCATTTGGACGCCGTGGGCACCAGGGGGCTGAGGCTTAAGAGCTATACGCCTGTCGCAGTTTTCCCCGGGTTGGTTCTCGCCTACAAGGAATACGGCGACGCCACGCGCGCCGGGGAGATTGTGACGCGAAACCGTGTCATGCATCCCGGGTTCTTGCCGGTCCGCGAACTCAAATTGATAGGAGGGTGAGGTGGTGGCTAAGCCGGATGCGGATAGCGTGGTAACGCTGATTGTCGATGGTGATGAATACCGTGGCTGGAAGCAGATTTCTATCGGTGCGGGCATAGAACGGCTCGCGCGGGACTTCACCCTCGCGGTGACCTGGAAGTGGCCGGGAAGCACGGAGAGGCCTATCCGCATTAAGCATGGGGCCAGGTGCGAGGTGCGAATCGGGCGGGATCTGGTATTGACCGGCTATGTGTATGCGTCACCGATACGTTACTCCGCGACCGAGGTGTCCGTCTCGGTTTCCGGTCGATCGCTTACCTCGGATCTGGTCGATTGCACGGTTGACGAGAAGCCCGGTCAATGGCGTGGCCAAACGGTGGCATCGATCGTGCGCGCCCTGGCTGGCGCCTATGGCGTCAAGGTCATCGACGAAGCGGGGGACAGCGCATCAGTGGCCGATCACAGCATCGAGCCGACGGAGACGGTTTTCGAGTCCATTGATCGGCTGCTTAGCTTGTCCGAGTTGTTTGCGACGGATGATGGCCGGGGCCGGCTGGTGATGGCCAGGCCTGGCAGTGAAGGCCGGGCGGTCGACACACTCAAGCTCGGCGCGAACATCAAGACAGGCGATGCACCGCTGGATTTTTCGCGGGTGTATTCGGAGTATCGGTGCATCGGGCAGCGGTCCGGCACCGACGACGAGTTCGGCGAATCTGCCTCCGAGGTTGCCGCTGCCGTGACTGACTCGCGTGTCGGGCGGCGGCGCATGCTTAAGGTGAACCCTAGTGGGCAGCTGACGCCCGCGCTCGCCCAGCGCCGGGCCGAATGGGAGCGCGACTACCGAATTAGTCGCGCTCTGAAGACGACGTACCAGGTGCAGGGTTGGCGGCAGAGTAACGGCGAGTTATGGAGGCCAAACCTCGTCGTAAGGGTGCAGGACGACTTAATCGGCTTCGACCGCGACATGCTCATAACCGAGGTTGCTTATGAGCTGGGCGACGGCGGCATGCTGACAACGGTGACGGTAGCGCCGCCGGACGGCTACGTGCCGGAGCCTACGCATAAGAAAGGGCGCAAGCGCAAGAAGGGAAAAGGTGGTGACGCCTTCGAGTACTTGCTCCCCGAGGACTGGGAGAATTAGAGATGGCCATTGCGGAATCGCTGCGCGGGATGATCGCGCGCGGTGTGCTGATGCTGGTGGATGCGGGGCGCAAGCTGCAGAGTGTGCAGATGCGGATCACCGCAAGCGAGGTTAAGGGTGGGCTCGAGCATTTTGAGCCCTATGGTTTTACGTCTCATCCCAAGGCCGGGGCCGAGGGCATAGTGGTTTTCCTCGGCGGCGACCGTTCGCATGGCGCCGTGATTTGTCTGTCCGATCGGAGGTTTCGATTGAAGGCGCTCGAGCCTGGAGAGGTTGCCCTCTATTCGGATGAAGGTGATTCGATCGTCTTTAAGCGCGGTCGCGTCGTAGAGGTGACGACGCAGACATATCGGGTCAATACGGATCGATATGAGGTTGTTGCGCCGGGAGGGATGCGGTTCACGACGCCCACTCTGGACGTGTCGGGAAGCGCCGCGGTTGCAGGGGATGTGACCGTCGGAAATATCAGTTTCAGGGGGCACGGCCATAAGGAGGTCAAGCGAGGCGAAGAGGTTAGCGGGGGACCGGTCTGATGGACATTCGCTACAGCACGGGAGTAACGACGCCATTGGAACGGGCGATTGTTATCAGCCTTTTCACCTGGCGGCGCGCGTTGCCCAGTGATCCTGTCGACGACGCAGATCTGCAGGGCTGGTGGGGGGACTCTTTTCCTTCGGTCGCGGATGACCGCATCGGCTCTCGGCTCTGGCTATTGCGCCGGCGCACATTGGTGGAGGCGACCATTCGGGATGCGATCACCTACGCCCGCGAGGCTTTGGCCTGGCTGGTCGAGGATGGGCTGGTGGTGGGCTTTGAAGTGGAGGCGGAACGTCAGGGGCGCGAGCGCTTGGCAATGCGTGTTATCGGAATACGGGCGGACGGCCAGCAGGAAAGGCTGGCCGAGTTCAACGACGTTTGGCAGGTGATCAATAATGCCTTTTGAAACCCCTACGCTGCCGGCGCTGGTGGCGCGCGCTGAGAGCGACTTGTCGGCACAGGCCGATTCAGTACTGCGGCGCTCGGACCAGCGGGTACTGTCTCGCGTGCATGGCGGGACGGCCTACGGACTTTATGGATTTCTTGGATGGATTGCCCTGCAGGTTTTGCCGGACAGCTGCGATGCAGACATTCTCGCGCGATGGGCTGCGATGCGAGGGGTTTCCAGGACTCCCGCGACAAGTGCCGTCGGGAGTGTCGTGATTCGGGGCGCCGTCGGCGTGGTGGTGGACGAGGGCGTGCTGCTGCAGGCGCAGGACGGCAGGCAATACGCGACCAGCAGGGCTGTCACGCTGACGGGCCCCAGTCAGGAGATTCCGGTGCGCGCAGTGCAGCCTGGAGCTGCAGGTAACGGGCCTCCCGGGCTGCGTGTTTCGCTGGTATCCCCTGTGCAGGGCGTACAGGATCAGGCCGAAGTGGGGGACGGCGGCCTCACGGCCGGCACGGACGAGGAGACGCTGGAGGCTTGGCGGTCGCGGGTGGTGCGGAGTTTCCGGCGCATCCCGCATGGAGGGGATGAGGAGGATTACGTGGACTGGGCTACTGAGGTGCCCGGTGTCACGCGCGCATGGGCGCGCCGCAATTTCCTCGGGCTGGGTACGGTCGGCGTGTTCTTCGTGCGAGACAACGATCCCGACCCTATACCTAGTCCGTCGGCTATCGCCGCAGTGCAGGCTCACCTCGATAGCAAGCGTCCGCTATGTGCGGAGGTCTACGCGATGGCGCCTGTGCCGCTGCCTGTTGTGTGCCGCCTTTCGGTAACGCCTGACACCACAGCGCTGCGCGCGAGGGTCGAAGCTGCGCTGCGAGAACTCTTTGTCCGTGAGGGAGACCTGGGCGCTCGGCTCATCTGGACGCATATAGGTCAAGCGATCAGCGAGACTGCTGGCGAGGAGGATCATCGTCTCGTGGCGCCCGCCTCTGACGTCATTCCCGAGGCCAGCGAGCTTCCGGTGTTTGGAGGTGTGGAATGGTTGTGAGGTCGGAGGCGGATTATAGGCAGCAGATGGCGGCTCTGCTCCCTCCGGGGCCCGCGTGGGAGCCGGACGCGGTGCCCGAGTTCGGCGCCGTCCTGGCCGGCCTGGCACCCGAGTTTGCTCGGATTGACGCTCGGGCCGAGGATCTCGTCGCCGAACTTGTTCCGTCCGGCGTGCGCGAATTGCTCCCGGATTGGGAGCGAGTCCTCGGGCTCCCCGACCCATGCCTCGGTGGGGAGGGAACATTTGCGGAGCGTCGGGCGGAGGTGGTGCGCCGTTTCGGTGAGGTCGGACGCCAGGATCCGGCCTACTTTGTCGAGATCGCGCGCAAGTTGGGATACCCGGACGCTTGGATCGAGGAGTACAGGGCGCCAAGGTTTGGCAGATCCCGTTTCGGGCTGTCCCGGTTCGGGACGCGGCGGCAACAGTTCTTATGGAAATTCCACCTTGGCGCACGTCGACCCGGCGGGGCCAGGTTTGGAATCACGCAATGGGGGGAGCGTTTCGGCGCCAACCCAAACAACATTATCGAGTGCATCGTGCGCCGCTATCAGCCTGCGCATACGCATGTCCTTTTCGAGTATCAGTGAGGTAACGCATGGATTTTCCGAAGAGTGTCCCGGGTGTTGGCCTGGTGGATGGTCGGTTTGTCAACGAGGATCCGATCGCCGGCCGTGCCGGGTCGTTGATTCCTGCGGAGTGGGGTAACGCCTTGACCGATGAGGTCTTGGCTGTGGTCGCCGCCGGCGGGCTGAATCCGGACGAGCAGGACCACGGCCAGTTGCTCAAGGCGATCGGCTTCCTCATCGGGCAAGCCGTGGCGAATCGGCCCCTGGTTTACTCGATCAACGCGCTGCCGCAAGAGAACAAAGGGCCGATCATCGTGGCCGAGTGCTCCGAGGTGTGGATCTGGGTCGCTGGAGCGTACTTCACGGGATACAGGTCGCCCCTCTGCGGTCGACCGCTGGACGGGCATACGGCCTCCCCGCTGCCGAGCGAGGTCGATGCCATTGGGGGCCTGCTGTCCAAGACGGATTACGCCCGCTTGTGGGGCTACGCCCAGGAACAAGGCCTCGTCAAGACCGAGGCCGTGTGGCAGGCCAACCGGGGCGCGCACTGGTTCACGGACTACTCGGCGACCCAGTTCCGCGTGCCGGATCTGCGCGATATGTTCCGTCGTTTCACCGGAACTGACGCTGACACTGCAAATGCGAGAGCGCTGGCGACGCGCCAGGCTCAACAGATCCAAAGCCACCTCCACGCAAGCTTGGCCGTGGGCGTAGGCGATGGCTCGTTGGGGCCTGGCCAGAGTTCCTACGCGCTGTATGGCTCCGGTACCACGGGCCTGGCAGGCGGCGCCGAAACCCGGCCGGTGAACACCGCCTATCTACCTCGGATTCACGCATGAGATTAGGCATGGATTCGGGGGTGAAAAGCGACGTTGGCCGGCCGTGTTTCCGTGCGTCCGCCACCAACTATTCCGCCCGTTGTAGTCGAGCCGCCGTTGTCAGCTCGTCGGGAGATCGCGCCGCCCGCCCCATCAATTTGGTTCAGCGCATTCACAGTGTGTGCATGTTCCTTGAGTGCATCAGCCTGGCGCGTCGCCAGCGCTCTCGCATTTGCAGTGAGGCGGACGTCAAGCATGGACACGTGGGTGGAAGGCAGCGTTTATGGGGCGAGTCTCAGCTCCACCAGCGCCCAGCGTGTTTACGCCGGAGGCGCCACCCCCATCAAGCACAGCTTGATTGGATCCCGACGGCGTCGCGTTGTTCGAGTACCTGATGTTGTGAGTGTGGCTCCGGAACTGATCGACCTGGCGGCTACCCAGGGGCCGCGCATTTGCAGTGCAAATATCAATTTTCTAGGAGAACGAAGTATGCAGAAAGACGTCTTCCAGACCGATGATGACGGTCTGTACTTGTACAAATCGGTGGCCAACGAGCTGGCGCTCACGCCTGGCGCGTTCAACATCCCGTATGGCGCGTATGAGGATGCGCCGCCGATGCCGCTGACCGGGAAATGGCCGAGGCGCGTGGGCGACGCATGGGTCATGGTCGAGGACTACCGCACCACGCCTCTTTGGGTGGTGGAAACGGGCGCGCCGTATTCGATCGGCGGCGAGCATGAC